TAGATGCTCCAGTTAAAGTAATACCATACCCACCTGTTTGAGGTGTACCAACTATGAATCTAACTGGAGAATTTGGATCTTGTATTTTTTGTATTGCAGTTTGTCTATCGTCTGTTGAAGTATCACCATAATAAGTTACAACTGATTTTTCACCATATTTTTTTGTTATTGCTTCAACGATTGCTTCAATATCATATCTATAGTGTGCCCAGATAACAGCTTTGCCTTCCATCTCTTCCAAGATATCCATTAATTCATCAATACGATTATTTTTTATTTCCTGAGTTTCACCATCATCAGAAGTAAAATGACCACAAGTAATTTGATGTAGTCTCATTAATTGAGTAATGACTGTTGCGGTTGAAACCATTTTACCATTTAAAAATGCAATGGCTTTTTCTTTCATTGTTTTATAAACTTTTTTCTGTTCATCAGTTAATTCAATTATACGTTTTGTATAAGTTTTAGGTGGTAAATCTAAACAATCATCTTTAAGTACACGATAAGAAAATGGTTTTATTTTTTCTGAAAGTTCTCCAAGATTTCTATAACCAACAACTATTTCTACTTGTCTACCTGATACATTTATTTTTTTACAGATGGCATATCTTGTTCTAAATGCATAATATGAAGATTGATCTAAAAGATAAGAATCCAAAAAACCACACTGAGAAAATAAATCTAATGGTGATTTAGTTACAGGTGAACCAGTTAATATTCTTCTGTACTTAGTAAAAGGTTTCAAAGATAAAATACTTTTAGTTCTTTTAGCAGTAGGATTTTTAATCGTAGTTGATTCATCAATTCCCATCAATGCAGTATGACAAGATAAAAATTTATGTGCAAACTGTACACCTTTCTTTGTAGAAAAAGCTTCAACGTTCATAATTAATATGTGAAGCTCTGCACCTGTTTCAAACAAAGGTTTTAACTCTTTTGCATTAGGATCAGTTCTCCATAAACCAACTTTCTTTTCTATATAGTCAGGTAAATGATTGGGTATTTCAGAATCAAACCAGTTCTTATAAACACCTTTAGGTGCTATGATTAATGCACCATTAATCTTGCCAGCGTTATAAAGCATAGCAATATTGTCAATTAATACCTTAGATTTACCAGTACCCATTTCCATAAAGTATGCAAATACTTCTTTATCCCAAGACATTTCTAATGCTTTGGATTGATGAGCAAATGGTTTGCTTTTAAATTTATAGTTCATAATATTTTTTGCTTTCTATTGAAAAGGCATACATTATGTTGTATATAATGTCAATGCAAGAAAGCATAAATTATACAGATTTAAAATCTTCAGGACAATCTATTGTATATGTAATACAAGATATACCTGGTACCAAAATAGGTATGCCTAAGATAAATATAATCGGTGCAACCCAATATGGACAGTTAAAAGTTTTACTTCCTGAAAACTCACAAATTATTTTAAGTCCTGCATATGTAATATCTACATTAAGAACTAAATTAAAAGATTATAAATCAAAAGATTATTTACTACTTACAGGCGATCCCGCAATTATTGGAGTTGCGTGTTCAATTGTTTCTGATATAACAAACGGAAAGTATAAATTATTAAAATGGGATAAACAAGAAAGGAAATATTATCCAGTTGAAATTGATTTGTATAATAAAACTTGACAATGAAAAAATAAAAACTTATATAGAAAGGATAGAAAGTTATGACAATAAATTTTGAAAACGATAGAATGCAATCAGTTGAGCAGATAGATTCAGCTAAAAGATTATCTGATAAAGTGATTGAATTAAAAGATTTAGAAGACGAAATTGCAAACGCAGAAGAGTCTATAAAAAAATTAAAAGAGAAAGCAAATCTTTTATCAATGGTAGAAATTCCTGCTATGATGGATGAAATGCAGATTACAAAATTAAAGCTGAAAGATGGCGAGTCAGTAGAAATAAAAAAAGTCTACGGCGCTACTATTCCTAAAGATCAACAGGAAGCAGCTTTTGAATGGCTTCGTAATAACGGTCTAGGTGATATTATTAAAAATGATATTACCGTTACCTTTGGTCGTGGCGAAGATAACAAGGCAGCACAATATGCTGTCCTTGCACGAGGTCAAGGATTTGAACCTGTCCAGAAAGTTGGAGTAAATCCTATGACACTCAAAGCACTGGTCAGGGAACGTCTTGAATCTGGACTTGATGTTCCTGCTGACCTATTTAAACCGTTTGCAGGTAACCAAACTAAAATAACGAGACGTTAACAAAAGGAGAAACACGATGAGCGAAACGAGCAACGCGATGACAACAAAAAAGGCAGCAGGCCTACCATCAGCTTCATTATTTGAAGCAGATGCACACTTAGGTTTTGAGAATGTGAAGACAGAATCACTGGCTCCACCAATCTTAAAACTATTACAAAACGGTTCAGCGGAAGCACAGAAGCGTAATCAAAATTACGTTGATGGTGCAGAACCTGGAATGTTTTTAAATACAGTTACAAAACAACTGTATAATGGTGATCAAGGAATAAATGTAATTCCTTGTTATTACAAACTGGAATACCAAGAATGGTCCGATTATGGAACAGGTTCAGGTAGACCAGAAATGATCTATCCTGATACTTCAGACATTTTAGATAAAACAACTAAAGGTGCTGATGGAAAAGATAGGTTATCAAATGGTAACTACATATTAACTGTAGGACAACATTTTGTAATTATCTTAGGAGATAGAAGTTCTGAAACTGCTATGATATCTATGAGTTCATCTCAAGGTAAGATTAGTAGAAAATGGAACTCTATGATGAAATCAATAGTGTTGGATGGTAAAAATGGTCCATACACTCCACCTTCATTTAGTCATATTTATAAATTATCTTCTGTATTAAATACAGGTAAAGGTAATCAATGGTATGGTTGGAATGTTGCAAAAGTAGGTCCAGTAGAAGATGCGGCTATGTATGAAAGAGCCAAAAAATTCTATGGTTCTTTTGCAAAAAGATAACTTTCATTACCTTCACAATTAATGAAACAGGCGGCCGAAAGGCCGCCTACAATGAAAGATGGATATGATAGAAATAAAAAAATTTAAAGAGATATTTGAAGGATCATATAATGCGTATGGTCAAACTAGAAAAACAGAAGAATATGATGAACGTGGTAAACATAAAACCAAATCAGTCATAACTAAACAACCTGTAACAGATCAAATGTGGGCAGACCATTTATTGGGATCTGATCCTGCATTAGGAATTATTCCCATTAATGAAGATAGTAAATGTAAGTGGGCTTGCATAGACATAGATGTTTACAATTTAAATCATCAAGAATTGATAGATAAGATAAAAGTAAATAATTTGCCTTTAGTCGTATTTAGATCAAAGTCTGGTGGTGCACACGTATTTTTGTTTACTAATAAATTTGTTCCTGCAGCATTGTTTAGAACAAAATTAAAAGACATAGCAGCAATGTTAGGTTATGCAAGATCGGAAATATTTCCAAAACAAAATCACATCAATAAAGACAGAGGAGATGTTGGTAGTTTTTTAAATCTACCTTATCACAATGTAAATCAAACTTTACGTTACGCTTTCAAACAAGATGGAAGTGCAATGACTATAAATGAATTTTTTGAACACTACGATAAAATAGTTTTGTCAGAAGAACAATTACTAGTTTTAAAAGTAAAAGAAGAAAAAACTGAAGATGGTGATTTATTAAAAGGTGCTCCACCTTGTTTAAGAATGTTAGCAAAAGAAGGAGTACCAAATGGTCAAAGAAATAATGCTATGTATAACTTTGGTGTATACTGTAAGAAAAGATTTCCTGATGATTGGGATCAACAAATCGTACTATACAACATAAAATATTGTAAACCACCATTAGATAAAAAAGAAATGGATACGATAATTAAATCCATAGATGGTAAGGATTATCAATACAAATGTAAGGATGAACCTATTGCATCTTTCTGTAATTCTAAAAAATGCATTAAACAAGAGTTTGGTGTTGGTGATGATTTTTCTCCAGGACTAGAAATAAAAGAAATACAAAAGTATACATCTAATCCACCTATTTATTATGTAACTGTAGGAGAAGGTATGGTTGAAGTTAGCGGTGCTGACTTACACGAACCTGATAAGTTTTCATTAAAATGTTTAGAACAAATTAATCAATCAATGTTACCAGTTGCTAAGTTGATATGGAGAAAACAAATCAATAAACTATTACAAGAATCCATACCAATAGAAGCACCAGAAGTATTAAAGGTTGATAATCAATTAAAAGAATTATTGGTTGAATTTATATCAAGATCTAATGGAAAGAAAAAAGAAGACATTAAACGTGGGATACCATTTACAGAAAATGGAGTGACCTACTTTAAATATAAATCTTTCTGGACTTTCTTATTAAGAAGTAAATCTTGGAATGTTAAGTATGAAGGAACATTAAGAATGTTAGAAACCTTGTTTGGTGCCAAAGAAGAAATAACTTATCTTGATGGTAAAAATACAAGACACTTAACCATTAAACAGATTGAAATGGATAAACCTAGTTTAAGAAAGGATAAGATTAAAGATGTCCCATTCAACTAGAATCATAATACCTGGACCACCTGGTACAGGTAAGACCTTTACATTAACTAAGTATTTAGAAAGAGAATTAAATGAACATAAAACAGATCCACAAAAAATAGCCTACATATCTTTTAGTAACGCTGCAGCAAATGAAGCTCAAAGAAGAATCAATCATAATTTGTTTCACATAGGTACGATGCATTCACTTGGAAGTAATGCATTAGGAATCAATACTCAAACTCAATTACTGAAAGGAAGTAAATGGAACAGTTTTAAAAATTATTCTCAGGTATGCAAGGACCTATCTTTTGAATCTACGACTAATGAATTTGGTTATGTTGTGTACACAAACCCACATATGAAGATCATTGAGTATGCAAGATCTCGTCAAATAGATATAGAAGAAGCAGCCATACAACTAGATTTACATCAAACCGTTGAAGTTAGTTTAACTGAATTAATAGACTCACATTTAAAAACTTATAAAGAACACACTGGAATGATTGAATACTACGATATGATTGCACAATTCATTGAAAAGAAAGTTTGTCCTCAGTTAGATGTGGTGTTTTTGGATGAAGCACAAGATCTAAGTCCATTACAATGGAAGATGTTTTTTTACATTGAAAGTATTTGTAAAAGATCATACATTGCTGGTGATGACGATCAAACGATTTACACGTTTCAAGGAGCGGATCCTAAAATATTTATAAACTTAAAAGGTAAATTTGATCCTCAAATAAAATCTAGAAGGGTTCCAAGAAAGATACATAATTTAGCTGAGTCCATTTTTCCATATATGTCTGAGAGATTGGATAAACAATGGGAAGCAAGGGACGCAGAAGGAAACATATACGAAGATATGTCTTTAGAAGATTTAAATTTATTTAAAGGCAACTGGATGATATTGGCTAGAACTAATAAAATGTTAGATCAAATAAAAGAACATCTTTATAGTTTAAATTTAAGATTTAGTGCAAAGACTCAAGAAATACTACCTACTGAAATGGTAAATGCTTATAGGGTTTGGGACAGATTAAATAAAGGAGCAAAGGTAGATAAACAAGGTGTAAAAGATTTGTGGCAGTATTTAAAAACTGAATTGCACGTAGCAAGGGGTTTTAAGAATGAAAAGAAACTAGAGACCATTGTCTCGGTTGATATGCAAGAACTTAGAGAACAATACGGGTTGCGAGCGACGGGGAGCTGGGAGCATTTAAATTTTCCACAAGAAAGTAAAACATACATAAAGAATTTATTAGAATCAGGCGATGACTTGATGAAAGAACCAAGAATAAAAGTTTCTACGATACATAGTGTTAAAGGAGAAGAAGCAGATAACGTTGCTTTATATACTGATTTGGAAAGAATCATATATGAATCAGCATTAAAAGATCCTGATCCAGAACATAGAACATTTTTCGTAGGAATAACTAGAGCAAAAGAAAATCTATACTTAATGCAATCAACATCAGATTATCAATACAACATAGGAGGACCAATAGTATGACAAATAAAGATATATTCGATAAGGCATTTCCACAAAATAGGCAGGTAGGCGGGAAACATTATAAAACTTTTCGCATTCAACCATATGAGTTTATTTCTAAAAATAATCTTAGCTTCTTTCAAGGAAACGTTGTGAAGTACGTTTGTAGATACAAGGATAAAAATGGAATACAAGACTTAGAAA